CAATATCAGTTGGCGGTGGTGGTCCTGCTGGTACACCAGCTTCTGATGCCGGTGCTAATGGTAGCAATTCAATATTCAGTTCATTAACTGCAATTGGCGGCGGTGGAGGTGGTAGTGGAACAACTGTACATGGAAGATCCGGTGGCTGCGGCGGCGGCGGATCTGATGTTTATAACAGTTCTGCCGGCAATGGTGGTTTAGGAACACCAGGTCAAGGAAATAATGGAGGCGCTGGTAGTTCAGTTGCGATGGGTGGCGGTGGTGGCGCAGGAGGAGCTGGTGGTGCTGGCTCTTATGCAAATATTCCATCTGGTCCTTATACTAGCGGTTCTGGAGGTTCTGGTTCTCCATCACCATATTCAGGTTCAGCAGTAACTTATGCTGGCGGTGGTGGTGGCGGTGGATTAGGTGGACTAGGACAAAATAATCCTGGTTCTGGAGGTTCTGGAATTGGTGGTGGTGGTTCTACAGGTACTGGAGGTGCTGGTAGTCCAAATACTGGAAGTGGCGGAGGTGGTGGTGGCGGTGCAGGCGGTAATGGTGCTGGTGGAATTGTAATCATCCGTTATACTGGTAGTCAACTAGCTGGCGGTGGAAATTACTTATCATCTGGTGGTTACTCTATACATACATTCACTGGTGATGGAACTTTCCGTGCAAACTCAACAAGTTTCTCTATAAATTAAGATACAAAATGGGAATTGAATTTTTAAAAGCTTCTAAAAGTCTTGCTCTTGTTAGACCAGATGGATACACATATCCAACAGGTTTAACTTTTGGTCGTGCAGATAATTTTTTAGTAGACTATCTTGTAGTTGCTGGTGGAGGTGGCGGAGGCGGTGAAGTTAATACTGGTCATGGATCAGGTGCTGGTGGCGGTGCAGGTGGTTTTCAAACAGGCACAGGATTTTCTATTGTTCAAGGAACACCATATGCTATTACAGTAGGTGGTGGTGGTCCAGGCGGTGCGGCTAGAACAACTCCTGGAGTTTCTGGATCAAATAGTGTTTTTTCTACAATAACTTCTATTGGTGGTGGTAAAGGCACTGGCGCTAATGATGGTGGAACAGGCGGTTCTGGTGGGTCAGGCGGCGGCGGTGGCGGTGGTCCTGGTACTGCTGGCGGATCTGGCACACCAGGCCAAGGAAATAATGGTGGTAGTTCTGGCGGTGATGGCACTCAAAACAACGCATCTGGCGGTGGCGGTGGTGGAGCAGGTTCTGTTGGTAGCGCTGGAAGCGGAAACACTGGTGGTAACGGAGGTTCTGGTTCTCCATCACCATACTCAAGCACACCAGTAACATATGCTGGCGGCGGCGGCGGCGGAGCTGACAATAACGGACCAGGAGGTTCAGGTGGCTCACCAGGCGGATCTGGAGTGGGTAGTGGAACTGCAGGTTCTGGTTCACCAAATACTGGTGGTGGCGGCGGTGGTGCTGGTTCAACTGGTAGCACTCCTGGAACAGGTGGTAGTGGCGGTTCAGGTGTTGTAATCATTCGTTATACAGGTGCTCAAGCTGCAGCTGGTGGAAACTATTCTTCATCAGGTGGATATTCTATACATAGATTTACTGGTGATTCAACCTTTAGTGCTAATACAACTGGTTACTTTATAAATTAACGGGCAAAAAAATAACAACATAATAAGAATAGCATAAATAAAGGTATCTTTTTATACTATTTGGGGATTAAAAATGGCGCATTTCGCAAAAATTAATAAAACTACAAACGAAGTTCTTCATGTATCAGTTGTTGATAACTGGAACTGTGTTAATGGCACAGGTGATGAAGTAGAATCAATAGGCATCGCATACCTTGAAAGTGTTCATGGTGTTCATGATGATGTTTATTGGAAACAAACAAGCTACAATCACAACATTCGTAAAAATTATGCCGGTATCGGTATGACATACGATGCAAGTCGTGATGCTTTTATTTCAGTTAAACCATATGCATCATGGGTATTAGATGAAGCTACATGTAAATGGAAAGCTCCTGTTGATATGCCTTCTGATGCTGGCACAGGAAATCCACCTAAGATGTATAGTTGGAATGAAGCAACAGTTAATTGGGTTGAAGTTACATTTTAATTATTAAGAGATATAATATGGATTTAAATAACGCAAGTGAAGTGATGAAGAATTTTTCGGCTGAAGGCGGAATGCCAGTCGGTGTTGATACTGCAATTAAAGCTTTAAGGCCTGGTTGCACATTTGAAATTGCAATGGCTGGTGGTGTTATTACTTATCATAAGTGGCATCACCCTGATGGTTTATCAGCACCAACAAAAGCTGAGATTGATGAAGAACTTGTTTTTCAAGAAAAATTAGCTAAGTATTATCAATATGCATATGACAGATGCCGTTATTATCCTGATGGGTTTGAACAACTTGATATGTTGTGGCATGCTATCAATGAAGGTGTTGAATTGAAAAATTCACAATGGTTTAAAGCGATTAAGGAAATCAAAGAAAAGTTTCCTAAATCCGAAGGTGAACCACCAACAAAAGATTAATTAAAAGAACTAAATAGATAACATATGTCATACATTGGAAATACACCAACATCAATACCGTTCATAGCAGATACTTTTTCTGGTAACTCTGCTACTGTAACCTTTTCTCCTCTGACAAGAGCTCCTGCAGGTACAGCGGCTATTGCGGTGTTTATAGCTGGTGTATATCAAGCACCAGGCAACTATACATTAAATGGAACAGCAATTACATTTGCAACTGCACCATCAACTGGTACAAACAATATTGTTGTTCTGCATTTAGGAACTGGTGCTGCAACTCAAGTACCATCAGATGGTTCAGTCACTTTATCTAAGTTGTATAGTGATACTTACGGATATATCAATGCAGCTTTTACAACTGCAAACACTCCAAGTTATGTAGCAAACTCAGCTGCATCATATGCTAACTCAAGTTTTTCTACTGCTAACTCAGGTTTTGCAGTTGCTAACTCAAGTGCATCATATGCCAATTCAGGTTTTGCTGTTGCTAATTCAAGTGCATTATATGCTAACTCAGGCTTTGCTGTCGCTAACTCAGCTGCAACATATGCTAACGGTGCATTTACAACTGCAAACAGTCGTGTTAATACCGCAAATACAAACACATTTACAGCTACTCAGATTTTTAACGGTTCTTCATCTGTAGTAGCATTAAAAACAAATAACATTGTTGAACTTGCAAATGTTACTGCAACAGCTGCAAACAGTACAGTAAACTTTGATATAACTACTCAATCGGTTCTGTACTACACCACTAACGCTAGTGGTAACTTTACTGTAAACTTTAGAGGTTCAAGTGGTACAGCAGCAAACACAATCATGTCTACGGGTGAATCCTTATCTGTTACTTTCTTAGTAACAAACGGAACAACTGCATATTACAACTCTGCTGTAACCGTTGACGGAAACTCTGTTACTCCTAAGTGGCAAGGCGGTACAGCACCAACTTCTGGTAATGCAAGTTCTGTTGATAGTTACACCTATGTGATTATCAAAACGGGTAGCGCAGCCTTTACTGTTTTAGCTTCACAAACCAAGTTCGCATAATGCCTCGTTTATCAAAAGTTGGAGCTGCAGCATTAGCTGCTTTTGGATGGACAGGACTACAAACCGTTTCTGCTAGTTACCTTGTAGTTGGAGGTGGCGGTGGTGGCGGTGGCATTATTACCAATGGCTCTGGCGGTGGTGGCGGTGCTGGTGGTTTTCTTACAGGAACAACTACTTTAAATCCAACGCTTTCATATACAGTTACTGTTGGCGCTGGTGGTACTGCATCTGTATCTGGTTCAAATTCTGTATTTAATGCTATTACTTCTATTGGCGGTGGCGCTGGTGCTGAAGTGAGTAATAATTCTTCCGCTACTGGTGGTTCTGGTGGCGGTGGTAGCGGTCAAAGTGGAGGCACTTCTGCTGGCTCTGCTGGTACATTAGGTCAAGGTAATGCTGGTGGTACTGGCGGTCTTATTGGCGCAAATAGAGGAGGCGGTGGTGGTGGCGGTGCATCTGCTGTTGGCGCAAATCAAAATGGGTCAACAGGACAAGCAGGCGCTGGTGGTGCTGGTACTGCCTCATCTATATCAGGCACATCTGTAACTTATGCAGGCGGTGGTGGCGGTGGTGGTAATTCTGGTGGTGCTGGTGGTTCTGGTGGTGGCGCAAATGGTGCAAGTGCTGGAACAAGTCCTGCCCCATCAGGAACCGCCAACACTGGTGGTGGAGGTGGTGGTGGAGACCAATCATCAGCCAATCGTTTCGGTGGTTCTGGCGGCTCTGGCGTAGTCATCATTTCATACCCTGCCCCACAACAGTTTGGTGGTGGAGTAGTCACTACAAGTGGCTCTAATGTTATTCACACATTTACTACATCAGGAACATTGGCTCCTTTGTCTTCTTTGACAGCAAGCGCATTAGTCGTTGCAGGTGGCGGTTCTGGTGGTGTTAACACAGGCGGTGGTGGCGGAGCAGGAGGATATCGCACAGGTTCTGGTTTAACCATAGACACTAATTCAATTTATCTTGTAACTGTTGGAGCAGGAGGAGCCGCTCCATCTACGTCAGGAAATCCACCGGGCAATAGTGGTTCTGATTCTGTTTTTTATTCTTTAACCTCAACTGGTGGAGGCGGAGGCGGAGGCGGAGGAACAACTCGCTCTGGTTACACAGGCGGTTCTGGTGGTGGTGGTTCTGGAATCAATGCTGGTTCTAATGGAAATACACCATCTACATCACCAAGCCAAGGTAATAATGGTGGAACAAGTACAGATTCTGATTCTGCTGGGGCTGGTGGTGGTTCAAGTGCTGTAGGTGGCAATGGAAATTCATCAATTGGTGGAACAGGTGGAGCAGGAACTGCTAATAGCATTTCTGGTACATCAGTCACTTATGCTGGCGGTGGTGGAGGAGGTGGTAGCAATACACGGGCTGGTGGTGCAGGAGGCACGGGCGGTGGAGGTGCTGGTGGAGGTAGTGGCTCTGTTGCTGGTACTTCTGCAACCGCAAATACAGGTAGTGGGGGCGGAGGTTCGTCTGGTGCTACTGTAGGGGGCGCTGGTGGCTCTGGCGTTGTAATCATCTCTTACGCAGGTTCTACACAGCAAATGGCTGGTGGTACTGTGACTATCTCTGGTGGTAATGTCATTCACACATTCACATCAAGCGGATACCTGACACCAATCAAGTATGTAAACAACTCTTTGCGTTTTCGTTCTAGTGCTAGTGCTTATTTAAGTCGCACGTTCGGTACGCCTACTAATAATCTTAAATGGACGTGGAGTGCTTGGGTTAAGCGTGGGGCTTTAAGTGCAAATATTGGATTATTAGGTGCTTCAACAGATGCATATTCAACAAATTGGTTTGAATTTTATTTTGGAACAAATGACACTTTAAAGTTTGACCAAAGAGTATCGTCTACCGCTAATGTCAATGCAACAACAACCGCAGTTTTTAGAGACCCAGCGGCTTGGTATCACATAGTGTTTGTTTATGATTCTCCAAATGCAACTGACACAAATAGATTACAACTATATGTTAATGGTGTTCGGCAAACAGTTACTTATTCAGTAGGGCCATTTGCTCAAAATACTGCCTCGCAATTAAATGCTTCTGGATATGCAGTTGGAATGTCTCCAAGTGCAGTAGGTTATTTTGACGGTTACATGACCGAAGTCAACTTCATTGACGGACAAGCCCTAACACCAAACAGTTTTGGAACATTCAATTCTTATGGTGTATGGCAACCCATCACTTATGGTGGTTCATATGGTACTAACGGCTTCTACTTGCCTTTTACTGGAAGTTCTTCGTACTATGGATCATTCAATGGTTCAAACCAGTATTTGCAAGCTACTTTGCCAGCAACATTGACTGGCGCATTTACTATTGAGTTTTTACTTTATAGAAGTGGAACAGGTAATCAGTTCTGTTTTACTTTGGGTGATAGCAACACAAGCACTGGACTTGAATACTATATTGGCACAACTGGAACAGTTAACAATGTTTATTCCAATGGCGCTCAAATTTCAACCACCTCTAATCTTCCAACAGTAAGTGCTTGGAACCATATTACAGTCACAAGAGACTCTAGCAATGTGGTTAGATTGTTTGTTAATGGAACACAAGCGGGTAGTACATGGACAAGCGCTGCAGCGTTTTCTAGCACACTAAGAATTGGTGTTGAATATTACAACAGCGGAATAACAGGATATGTAAATGGTAATGTGTCCAATTTCCGCATAATCAATGGAACTGCTTTATATACAGGCAATTTTGCTCCTCCAACATCTGCGTTAACTGCTGTCTCTGGTACATCAATACTTACTTTGCAAAGTTCAACAATCATTGACAACAGCGGAAACTCTTTGTCAATCACAAATAATGGAACTGTTGTTGCAAGTCAGGCGTATCCATTTACCATGCTGGCAAATCAGTCCAAAGATTATAGTCCTAATGGAAACAATTGGAATAACAATAACATTGGTGTAGTTGCAGGTTCAACGCTTGATGTAATGACCGATGTACCAACATTAACAAGTGCAACTGCGGCTAACTATGCTGTATATAACCCATTAGCAAAAGGTTATTCTGTAACTATTTCTGATGGTAATTTAAAGTATTCATCTAACGGTGCATCTGGTTCAAATGGTTTAATATCAATGTACATTTCAAGTGGTATGAAAACATATTTTGAGGTTACTTGTGGTGCTGCGGCACTTTACCGAAATGTTGATTTTGGTTCTGCTGGTGTAACATATACTGGTGATGGTGGTGTTATATCTGGCGGTACAGGTGGTAGTGGAACATTTGCAACATGGACTACAGGTGATGTTATTGCTTTTGCTTGTGACTATACTGCTGGAACAATAGCATGTTATAAAAATAACACATTGCAGACAACAATCACAGGAGCAACAAATACTTCTCCTTGGTCAATCAATCCTTCTCAAGCAGTTGGACTTGGTGAATTTTATTTCAATGCTGGCCAAAGACCGTTTGCCTATACACCACCAAGTGGCTTTGTTGGACTAAACACATATAACTTAGCATAATTATGCCAATAATCAGCAATCCAAATTTACATTTTGATATCCGTGCGAGAGCAGGTAATAGTGTTACACCTTCTGCTGTTGTTACAGATTTGAATTTTACACCAAATTTTGTTTGGACAAAACAAAGAAATGCAGTTAATTATCATGTGGTTGCAGATAATATAAGTCGTTCAAATGTTGCTGCTTTTTTATCTTCTAATGCTGCTGATGCTGAAAATACTGCTAGTAGTGGCGGATGGTATCAATCGTTTGATACTAATGGATATACGACTAGAGCAGGTTCATCAGATTCAGCCAATGTAAATAAATCGGGTATAAATTATATTGATTGGGTGTGGAAAGCTGGTGGTACAGCCGTATCAAACACATCTGGCACTATCACTTCACAAGTAAGTGCAAATCCTACTGCTGGATTTAGTATTGTTAGTTATACAGGTACGGGTTCTAACGCTACTGTTGGTCATGGGTTGGGTGTTGCGCCTAGTATGATAATTGTAAAGTCACGCAGTTTAGCAACAAGTTGGCCCGTATATCATATTGGTTTAACTAGCGCATCTTATAGAGTATTTCTAGACTTAACTAATGCTCAAGCTTCTGATTCCGCATGGAATAGCACAGCACCAACATCATCCGTTTTTAGTATTGGCCCAACTGGTTATTCTGTAAATAACTCTAGTGCAACATATGTAGCCTACTGCTTTGCCTCAGTAGTAGGATATTCAGCCTTTGGTTCATACTTAGGTAACGGGTCTGCTGATGGCCCTTTTGTTTACACAGGATTCAGACCTAAATTTATTATGATTAAAGGTTCAACATTTGCGTCAAATTGGTTTATTCAAGACAATTTAAGAAATGGTTATAACGTAAATGATGGAGTCGCTTTGCGTCCTAATTTGACTAATATAGAAGATGGAACAACCACTTATAATTTAGATATTCTTTCTAATGGATTTAAATTGCGTTCATCAGCCGCAGATTCAAATACAAGTGGAGAAAGATTTATATATATGGCTTTCGCCGAAACACCATTTAAATACGCTAACGCTCGCTGATTAACAAGGAGAAAATATGAGTCATTATGCAAAAGTAGAAAACGGTATCGTCACTCAAGTGATTGTTGCTGAAGAAGACTTCATTCAAACAGGCGCTTTAGGCGACCCTGCTGGATGGATTCAAACCTCATATAACACACATGGTGGTCAACATCCAGAAAATAGACCATTGCGTAAGAACTACGCTGGCATTGGTATGACATATGATGCAGGTCGTGATGCTTTCATTCCTCCACAACCATATCCATCTTGGACATTGAGTGAAGAGACTTGTTTATGGTCTGCGCCAACACCAATGCCTAATGATGAAAAGGTTTATCGCTGGGATGAACCAACGTTGGCATGGGTTGAAGTAACAAGTTAAGTTAAGTAGACTCACACTAAATTAGACCACCCTTATGGGTGGTTTTTTTATTGCCTTAACTTCCACTTTGACTAAATAGACTATAAATAAAAAATATTTTTAAGGAGAATTAAAATCGCTGCATTTTCCGAGCTGCTCATTGAACAGGGCGCAACTTTCTCCACCACAGTAAATGTAGTAGACACAGCAGGAGTTGCTGTTAATCTTTACGGATATTCTGCATCTTCTCAAATGCGTAAATCATTTTACGCTACATCAAGCACAATAATTACTTCCACCGTTACAGGCAATTCTAACGGTGAAATTACTCTTTCTATGACGGCAGCTAATACTGCTAATCTTTCGCCAGGAAGAATGGTTTTTGATTTGCTTATCACTTCACCAGCTTCCGTGAAAACAAGAGTTATTGAAGGAATTATTGTGATATCGCCAGGAGTTACACAGTAATGGCCATCACAGGAATAGTTAGACAGCAAACTCGTTCAGTAATCGCTGCCCAAAACTTTGCACCAAAACCAAATATAGCTATATCTGAAGTTTCAGGTGTGAATGTTGCAAGTGTTCAGAATGGTCAATCATTAGTATATAATTCCACATCCGGAAAATTTGAAGCTAATACGATTTCAGCTACAGTTACCTCACTTGATGGAGGTAGATTCTAATGGCATATACACCAATAACACTAAAATATTCTACAGCAAATTCAACACCAACAACGTTGAATGTGGCCGAACCTGCGTATTCATATACAAGTAATACACTTTTTATTGGTACAGAAGGCAGTGATGGTTATCTTGCAATTGGCGGTCAATATTACATAGACCAACAAGCACAAATATTTGCAAAAACAAATGCAGCTTTTACGGCTGCAAATTCTGGTTCAGGTGCTGCAGCCGCTGGGTCTTACGCAAACGCTGGATTTTCAACTGCTAATTCAGCTGCAAGTTATGCTAATGCGGCTTTTGCAGCTGCAAATAATTCAACTGACCTTTGGGTAAGAACACAAGCAAACTCCGCATTTAATCAAGCTAATGCGGCCTTTATTCAAGCAAATACACCAAGTTATGTTGCTAACTCCGCAGCTACCTATGCGAACGGTGCATTTGCAACAGCTAATACAAAATTCAGTTCATCTGGTGGTACAATCTCAGGTGACACAAACATTACTGGTAACTTAACTGTTACTGGTACCACAACATACGCAAATACTGTTACAGTATTAATTGCTGATAATATTATTACAGTTAATGCCGCTATCAGTCAGTCAGCACAACCAACAGCAAACGCTGGTATTGAAGTTGACCGTGGCGCACAACCAAACGCACAGTTTATTTGGGTTGAAACTGCTGGTAAGTGGTCTGCAAATAATGGCAATGGTTCATTCTATATTGGTTCAGAATCAGATGGTTCTTATGCTAATGCAGCTTTCTTACAAGCAAACACACCAAGTTATGTTTCTAACTCGGCATCTAGTTACGCAAATTCAGCCTTCATTCAAGCAAATGCGGCCTTTACTGCTGCTAATAATGCAGGCGGTACAGTATCAGGTAATACAATAAATCTTGGTGCAAACACGGTAGGTCTTTTAGTAAGTAATGCAGTAACACTTACAACGACAACAAAAGTAACTGATGGTTTGGCATTAATTAATAATGTATTAGGTAAATTAGTTCCACCTGGCCCACCTGCTTTTCCATCTGGTAACAACATTACTATTGCTTCTACATCCTCTTATAGGATGGCCAACTTCACACAGACTGATAGAACATCAAGTAGTCGTAGTGTTGCAGCTGGTACAACAGTTACAAACGCAAAACGAGTTGCGTCATATGGACTAACATCTGTTGTTAACGACCAAGGTCCTGGCGATAGCGGCACATTAACATTATTTGTTAATAGTGCTAACGCAGTTGCTTATACATTTACATCTTCAAGTGCCAACGGTACTTACACAAGTGGTAATCATTCTTTAGTTATCTCTGATAGTGTTGATTATGGTTCTAAGATTGTAGGAACTGCACAAGGATTCTGGAGAAGTTTTGACTGTACCGCAAGTGGTACAGTTTCAAATGGTTGGAATGAATTATACATTTCTCATAGTGGCGCATCTTCTACTAACACTCCATTCTGGTACTATGATGATAGTGCGCCAGGTGCTGTTGTAATTAATAATGGTAGTTTGACTGCCAACTCTGTCGCATATTCTAATTCATCAACAGTTCCACATTACACAAGTGCCACACTATTTAACCTTGGATTTAATATCTCTAAGTTGAGTGGCGATATGTATCCAACAAGTGATACATTTGTTTCATCTGCTGCTGGTGGTGCATTAGGTGCTAACGGTGGAGTAACATATGCACAAGCAGGTATCACAACACCACTTGCAAGAAATCTTTATGTTTCAAGTGGTCAAGCAACAGTTAATTTAACATCAGCAGTTATTGCTGGCTTTGGTAGTAGTTCTACAGGTGTTTCAGTAACGGGTCAAAATAGTTACACAGCAGGTTCACTTACAGTTAACCCATCAGGTACAATTCTCTATAAAACAGGCAATACAAGTTCTAATACTGTAATTGGTGGAGAAGATAATTTATTTTTTGGTTCTACAGTTGGTACAGGTTCAACAGCGGCGTATCGTATCGTCAATCCAGGTTCTACTGATACACCTGCATATGCAAATGGTGCATCAGCGTTTGATTCAACGAATGGAACACTCCAAACATATGATGCTACAGTAGTTGCTAGTACATTAAAACATGACCAAACAAATTATGCTTCAGGTTATTTACCTGTTGGTCCAAATTTAAGTTCAGGTAGAACTGGCCCACAATACTTTACATTCAAATTTGTTAGAACATCTTTGTCTAAATTTGATATTCAATTTACAGGTAACACTGCTGGTGTTTGGGTTGCAGCACCAGGAACTGTAATTGATTCAACTTCTTCCTTGAATGGCTGGTTGTCTATGACCAGTGCGTATTCAGGCTCTGGAATTCCTGGTGTTAATTCACCAGGAAATGGTAGCAACGGTTGTGCTTTAGGCGGAATTATTACTGCAAACACTTCAGTTACAACACATAGAAAGACTTGTACATTTGGTACAGTATCAACATCTAATTCTACTGGTAATGAAGTTTATGTGAGATTTAAATTGTTGGCTGGCCAAACTATTACTGCTCTTTCATTACAAACAGCGAATAATTAAAAATGGCAATTTTAGATTCCGCAAAAGTAGATTTATTATACAAGAAGCTTTTTGGTGTTGCTAAGACAGACACGGCTACAAACAAAGGTGCAAGTAACGAATCTATTGCTAGTCCTGCAATTAATCGTGGTGACAAAATTTGGACACAAGCATCAAGCATACCTTCAACAGCTGCAGCTGTTACTGGTATTGTTCAATCATATCAAACAACAACTGCGGTTCAATGTACAGCAGATAATACAACTACTGCCATTGGCGGTGTTTATCCAACTTGGAAAACTAATCTAACAGATTGGATTCCACCAGAGTTTGGTTCAACATACTTTGTAGCAGTCTATTCTGACGCTTCAGGAGTATCAAATCCTGTATCAACTGGAACTCAAATGTTTGATTCTGGTATTGGTGGTGTTGGTGAATGGTTTTTTGATTATCAATCTGGTGTATTAAACTTTATTGGTGGTACAATTCCAACCGCATTAACATCAGCTAAAGTAGTTTATATTACAGGCTACAGATACATTGGTGAAATAGGATTACAGACAATTAAAGGTGGTAATTTCTAATTACCGCAAAACATAAATAGAACATAAAACGGATAGAAGCCTTATAACTTAAAAGGACATTATTAAATGGCAAATACAGTAATTCAACTAAAGTGGTCTGATGCAACCTCAGCACCAACTAGTTTAAATGTCGGTGAGGCGGCATATTCAAATACCTCAAATAAATTATTTATTGGTGATACTGCTGGTAATGTTCTTACTATTGGCGGTAAATTTTATGTAGACCAACAAGGTCAGATATTTACAAAAACTAACGTAGCATTTGATGCCGCCAATAGTGCTGGTTCATATGCTAACGCAGCTTTCAATTACGCAAATACCAATTCAGCTGGTGCAGCTGCAGGTGCTTATGCTAATGCGGCCTTTAGTACAGCTAACTCAGCATCTACTTACGCCAACTCTGCGTTTCTATCTGCTAATACTCCATCTTATGTTGCTAATAGTGCAGCCAGTTATGCCAATTCTGGTTTTGCCGTAGCCAACAGTTCTGCTTCTTATGCAAATAGTGGTTTCTCAACTGCTAACTCTGCTGGTTCATATGCTAACTCTGCGTTTAGTTTAGCAAACGGCCATAGTGCTATTGCTAACTCAGCAGCCGCTTACGCAAACTCTGGTTTTGCAGTTGCCAACTCAGCTGCAATTTATGCTAACTCTGCATATACTCGTGCTAATAATAGTATCAATGCAAATACTGGCGGTACAATTACTGCTGACTTGGTTATTACTGGCAACTTGACAGTTCAAGGTAATACAACTTATGTTGATACACGAACAATTACAACAGGTGATTCATTAATCCATCTTGCCAATAATAATACGGCAGGTGATACAGTTGATATTGGTTTCTACGGAACGTATAACTCAGGTGGTCAGAAATATACCGGTCTTGTAAGACAAGCTGGTGCAAACTATTTCTTGTTTAAAGATTTAACAAGTGACCCAACTGCAAACGTTCTTGCTCCTGGCTCCCTAACTGCTGCTAATACAGGCACATTGACCGCTAATTTAACTGCATATTCAGTTACAATTAATGGTCAAGACATTAATCAATTTGCAACAAATGCTTATACACAGGCAAATACTGCTGTAACTAATGCATCTGCGGCAAGTTCATATGCTAATTCGGCCTTTGGTGTTGCAAATACTGCTAGTTCAAGTGGAACTTCTGCTGGTGCATACGCTAACTCTGGATTTGCAGTAGCTAATAGTTCTGCTTCGTACGCTAACTCTGGTTTTGCAGTCGCTAATAGTGCAGCTGTATATGCAAATAGTGGTTTTGCAGTTGCCAATTCAGCTGCAATTTATGCTAACTCAGCATTTGCTGCTGCTAACAATACTGCTGGTGTAAATCTTACACAAAATAATAGTATTAGTTCAGCTGCAAGTTATGCCAATTCTGCTTTCTCAACTGCTAACACCGATGTTACAGGTATTAGTATTACTGCTGCCGATTATGGTACAGCATCTTCTGTTGCTGCTTTCCATATTGAAGCAAACGGTCGTATTAGTTCTGCAAACTCAACTGCGATTGCAATTGCGGCTTCTGCGATTACATCTGGCACATTAGGTGTTCCAAGAGGTGGTACAGGAGCTGGTACATTTACTAATAACGGTGTTCTGTTAGGTCAAGGCACTAGTGCATTTAGTACCGCATCATCGTCAACTGAAGGTCATGTGTTAACTATCAATGCTTCAGGTGTTCCAACCTTCTCATATATACAGGGTGGAACATTCTAAATATTATGAAAAGGAATTGTTATGAGTGTAGAATTTTCAAATGCGTATCAAGAGGTTTTGCTTGAGAACTTAGATGTAATACTCAAGCAGAACTTTATGATGCAAGCAAGATTAAAATTGCTTGAAAAGGAAGCAAATCTTCGTGCAGAAATGCAGGCAAAAATTGATGAACTTACAGTACAACACCAAAATGCGATACAACAAGTTGAGCAAACACAACATTATAGAACGCAAGCGGAAAGTAATGATGCAATAGTTCAAGAAAAAACTAGAATTCAATCTGCTTTAAATGATACCATGCAAGAGCTTGGTACCACAAAAAAATCATTAGATTCAATTACGCAAGAATTGAGTTTAAAAAATAAAGAAGTAGAAGAAATGAAATCTCGTATTTCTGAATTGGAAAAATTAATTACTCTTGCACCCAAAGTTGTTAAAAAACTTACTGTAAAGACTGAAGATAAGCCTGTTGAAATTTCTGCTACTGAAACCGAAAAAGAAAAGGTTGAGGTCGGCGGTACATTTTAATGGCAAATACAGTAATACAACTTAAAAACTCCACCATCACTGGCAATGTTCCATCATCGCTGGCTAATGGTGAAATTTCCATCAACAGTCGTGATGGAAAGTTTTTCTATTCCACTCCGTCTGGCTCAGTCATCACCCATTATCCTTATTTGGGACCAGCAGGTCTCAATAAGGAAATTCAATTCAATGATAGTGGAACTCTAGGTTCAAACTCAGGCTTAGCATTTGACAAATCAACCGGTTATTTAACTTCAACATTACTAAGAAGTAGTCAATCTGTTGGTGATGAAGGCGGCCAATTAGATTTAGCTACTGCCGCAACAAATAATACACTTGTTGGCGGTTTTGTTAACATTGATATCTTTCAAAATAAATTAAGAATTTTTGAATCTGGTGGCACAAATCGTGGTGTTTATATTGATTTGGCCAATGGTGCTTCATCTGGAGTTGGAACAAACTTATTATCGCCATCATCATCTACTGATGGTTGGGCACGAAATCAAGCCAATGCGGCTTTTTTACAGGCCAATACTCCAAGTTACACGGCCAATTCTGCGGCTTCTTATGGTAACTCAGCGTTTGCTACTGCTAACTCTGCCGCTAGTTATGCAAACTCATCATTTTTAGCAGCTAATACTCCAAGTAATGTGGCCAATAGTGCCGCATCATATGCTAATTCCGCATTTGTAAAAGCAAACTCAGCCTTTATTGCTGCTAATGCGGCCTTCATTAGAGCAAACAACTCACTAGATGCTAATAACGGCGGTACTGTTAACGGCACAATTACTGCAAATTCGTTTATTACAACAGGCAGTTTTGGTAATATTCAAGGCGCAAACGCCATCTATGCAAATACTTTTATAGCCAACACAGGCGGCTATATTCAGTTTTCGGATGGGTCAAAACAATATACTGCAAACGCTGGTTCAGGTGGATCCGATACTTCTGCTGGTTCGTATGCTAACTCTGGATTTGCTGTTGCTAATAGTTCTGCTAGTTACGCTAATGCAGCTTTTGCTCAAGCAAATACTGGTTCTGGAGCTGCATCTGCTGGTTCATATGCTAACTCAGCATTTGGTAAAGCAAATTCTGCTTGCACTGCTGCTGCAACAGCTCAATCAACAGCATCTAGTGCCGCTGGAGCCGCTTCGGCCGCACAAGCTACCGCCGATGCAGCTTATAATACTAATGATTTTGCTTTAATCTATACGCCAAATAATGCAACAACTATTACTGCATCTGCTAGAAGGGATACTTTTAATATTGTTGGAGAATCTGGCGTTGTTGCTTATGCAAATTCTTCAACAAAAACAATCACGGTTGCTGGTACTCCAGGCGCACAAGGATTAACGGTAGACTATGGATTTGTTGCGGATCCTTTATATTATGCCATTGATTACGGGACACTATAAATACAATTATGTCAACACAAGTTCAAATACGAAGAGGTAATACAGCACAAACATCAACCTTTACAGGTGTTGTTGCTGAACTTACTGTAGATACAGATAAAAAAACAATAGTTGTCCATGACGGGTCAACTGCTGGTGGTATTCCTCTAGCTAGAGAAAATGCAAGTAATACCACTGGTTCATATGCTAACTCTGCGTATGCAACTGCCAATTCTGCACAGTCATATGCTAACGCAGCTTTTGCGACCGCAAATACTACAGCAGCTGCTGGCACTTATGGTAACTCTGCATTTGGTGTTGCTAACTCAGCCGCTAGTTATGCCAATTCAGGATTCATAACAGCTAATAGCGCTGGTGTATATGCAAATAGTGCGTTTGCTGCGGCAAATGCGGCCAGTGCAACTGACGCTACGCAAAATACCAATATTACAAATGCTGGTACATATGCCAACTCAGCATTTACAACTGCAAACAGTTCTGGTGTTTATGCTAACTCCGCATTTGCAGCCGCTAATGCAGCTACTGCGACTGATGCTACACAAAATACAAATATCACCTCAGCCGCAACATATGCTAATGGTGCTTTTGTAACTGCTAACAATGCGGTAACATCAACAAATGGTAATATAGCTTGGGCTACTGCTAATTCAGCTGCAACTTATGCTAATTCTTCCTTCTTAGCAGCTAATACTCCAAGTTATACTGCTAACTCAGCTGCAATTTATGCTAACGGTGCATTTACAACTGCTAATAATGCTTTAACTGCTTCAAATGGTTCCATTGCATGGTCTACTGCTAACTCAGCCGCTAGTTATGCCAATTCAGGATTTGCTGTTGCCAATTCTGCTGGTTCATATGCTAACTCCGCTTTTGCTGTAGCAAATAATGGTGTTGGTATTGATGTTACACAGAATACTAATATTACAAACGCTGGTACATATGCTAATGCGGCTTTCTTAGTTGCTAATACTCCAACTCATGTAGCCAACTCAGCCGCAACATATGCTAACGGTGCTTTCACTCGTGCTAATAATGCAATTAATGCCAACACAGGTGGTACAATTACTGGTGATTTAAGTATTACAGGTAACTTAACTGTTAGTGGTAACACAAGTTATATTGATACAAGAACAATCACAACACAAGATTCGTTAATTAGACTTGCTAATAATAATATTGTTGGTGATGTAATTGATATTGGTTTTTACGGTGTTGCAAATACAAATACAGCTTCACCTAGTGGTACCACATATCACGGATTAATAAGACAAGCTGCTGGTAATTTTGTATTATTTAAAAATATTAACCAAGATCCAAGTAGTAATGTAGTTAATACTGCGTATATTACTGTTACAAATACTGCAACTTTAATTGCCAATGTTCAAGCATATAGTATTACAAGTAATGGGGTTGATGTATTTGTTTACACCACTAATGCTTATACACAAGCAAATACAGCTGCAACAAATGCAACTAATGTTGGCACATATGCTAACGCTGCTTTCTTAGCGGCTAATACTCCATCTTATGTTGCTAATAGTGCTGCTAGTTATGCTAATAGTGGATTTGCTGTAGCTAATAGTGGAAGTTCTTATGCTAACTCAGCTTTTGCTGTAGCAAATAACGGTGTTGGTATTGATACAACTCAAAATACTAATATTACATCAGCTGCATCTTACGCTAACTCCGCTTTCTTATCAGCAAATACTCCTAGTAATGTAGCAAACTCTGCGGCTTTGTATGCTAACTCCGCTTTCGCAGCAGCAAACAATTCATCGTCTGCCGGTTCTTACGGTAACTCTGCATTTGCTGTTGCTAATTCAGCAGCATCTTATGCAAATAGTGGATTTGCTGTTGCTAACTCGGCTGCAACTTATGCTAATGGTGCTTTTACCAAAGCAAATACTGATTTTACTAACATAATAATAACAGATGGTACATATGGTAACTCAGCATATTATCCAATCATTACTGTTTCTGCAAATGGTAGAATTAATGTTGTAACAACTCAAGTAGTAACTGATCCAAGTGCTATCGCATTTGCAATCGCTTTAGGATAAAATATGGCAAAACCAGCAACAAGAGCACAATACAAAACATACTGTTTAAGAGAACTTGGTTTTCCTGTTATTGAAATTAATGTGGATGATGACCAAGTTGATGACCGTATTGATGAAGCCTTATCATTTTGGAATGACTATCATTTTGATGGCCAACAAAAAATGTATATGAAACATCAGATTACGGCAGAAGATATTAATCGCCGTTGGATTTATTGTCCAGATGCTGTATCATTTGTCACAGGTATATTTCCGTTTGACCAATCTGGTGCGTCTATCAATATGTTTGATTTGCGTTATCAGTTGCGTTTACATGACCTGTATGATTTTACATCTGTATCATATGTGTCATATGAAATTACTATGCAACATATTCGTACATTGAATTTATTGTTCTCTGGCACACCACAATTTAGATTTAACCGTCATCAAAATAAAGTATTCCTTGATATTGATTGGACAAGAGATGTTCTTGTTGGCCAATATGTCGTTGTTGAATGTTATCGTAAACTTGTACCTGATACAGTAACATTAACAGGCACAATGACTTATAATGCAGCTTCAAATACAATTATTGGTTATGGTACAACATTTGACCAAGAAATTTTAGAAAATGATTTTATTACTTTGAATACTGTTGATACTATTCAAGTAGCTGCAATCAACTCACCAACATCTATTACTGTTCGTGGTCCTTTTGCTAATAGTGCATCTAATACTACTGCAACTATTGCTGGTAACTCTGATGTTTGGAATGATAGATATTTGAAAAAATATGGATCCGCATTAATCAAAAGGCAATGGGGTTCTAATTTGAAAAAGTTTGGTGGTATACAAATGCCTGGCGGTGTAGTATTAAATGGCCAACAAATATATGATGAAGCTGTTGCTGAAATAAAAGAGCTTGAAGAAGAAATGTATGTTGTTAATGCATTACCAACCGAAATAATGATGGGTTGATAATGAATGGCAACGAATCTATACTTTAATAATTTCCCTGTAAATCAAATTACCAGCGAGCAATTGCTGGTGGAAGACCTCGTCATTGAGGCTATGCAAATTCATGGCATGGATGTATATTATATGCCAAGAAGTTCTGGTGATTCTGTAGATATGTTATATGGTGAAGACCCATTAAAACAATATACAGCTGCATATCCACTTGAGATGTACCTTGAAGATGTTACGGGTATGGAAGGCGAAGGCGATTTTATGTCCAAATTTGGGCTTGAAATTCGTGATGAGATGACTTTGTTAGTATCTCGCCGTAGATTTGTATTTACAGTAAATCAACATAGACCAAATGAAGGTGATTTGGTTTATATTCCATTAATTCAAAACTTCTTTGAAATTACTTTTGTTGAGCATGAAAATAATCAAGCAATGTATTATACATTAGGCCGTGGTCGTGGCGGTAATGTTTATGTCTATGCTTTAAAAATGAAACAATGGGTATTCTCTAATGAGCTTGTACTCACAGGTAATGCAGAAATTGATGGACAAATTAAAGATGCTTATCCAAGAACACAACTCTCTTTATCTGCTGGTGGTTCAGGAATATTTGTACCTGATGAAATAGTTTATCAAGGTGCTAATTTAGCATCCGCAACAGCAACAGCAACTGTTCACAACTATGTTACTGGTTCTCTACTTAACATTTATCGTACTACAGGAACATTTGCAACTTCCACCACAGTTAAAGGAAGCACAAGTGGTGCAATATGGAATGTTAGTGCTACTTCTGATACTACCACAATGGATAATGCATTTGAAGATGTTATTGACAATAATAGAATTGAAGGTGAAGCCGATAATGTTATTGACTTTACAGAACACAACCCATTTGGTGAAGCATAATGCTAGGTAACGCACACTTTTATAATCGTACCATACGCAAAATTGTTGTTGGGTTTGGCACAATGTTTAACGATATATTATTAACTCGTTATTCAAAAGATGGTTCTACTGCACACGAAATAACAAAAGTGCCATTAAATTATGGCGCAAAAGAAAAATATTTGGTTCGTATCAATAGTGATCCAACTTTAACAAAATCAATTGCTACAACTGTACCACGCATGAGTTTTAACTTAGATGGTATGTCGTATGATAATAGCAGAAAACAACAAACCACATTACAGAATTTTGGTTTTAGTTCAGGTTCATTTACAACTCAGTATGCTCCTATACCGTATAATTTTGATTTTAGTCTTTCAATATATGTTCGTAATACTGAAGATGGTACACAAATACTAGAACAAATTTTACCGTTTTTCACACCAGATTTTACGATTACCATGGACTTTATTGCATCTATGGATCAAACATATGATATGCCTGTAATCTTAAATTCAGTTACACCTGAAGTAGATTATGAAGGTGAGTTAATGAATACACGATTGATTATTTGGAATCTTTCATTTACTGCAAAAGCATACATTTGGCCACCAGTTAAAACACCATCAGCTGGTAAAATGATTACGCAAGCTAATGTTAACATATATACAGATTCAACCAATTTAGATGCACAAAAAGTTTATGTAAATTACAATACAGGTAGTGGTGTTT